TCATGGGGCTGTCACTAATGATTTCGTTACTTTTAGTGGTGCTGCTACTTTAGGTGGTTTAGTCACTGCTGCTGTTTTAAATCAAGAATATCAAATACTCTTAGTTACAGGAACAAACACTTACACAATAACCGCTAAAGACACAGACGGAGACACAGTAACTGCTAATGGTAGTGACAGTGGTAATGGTGGTAGTTCCGTAGTTGGAGCGTATCAAATTAACGTAGGCTTAGATACGTATGTTCCTTCTTCGGGTTGGGGTACTGGAACGTGGGGTTCTGGAACATTTGGATCTGTAAGTTCTATAAGTGCGTCAGGGCAATTGCGTTTATGGACGCATGATAATTTTGGTGAAAATTTAATTATGAATCCTAGAGGTGGGGGCATTTATAGGTGGGTAGAAAATAATGGTTTAACCGTTAGGGCAGCTGCATTGTCTGGAATAAGTGGTGCCAATCAGGTCCCGACTATAGGTTTACAGGTGATAACTTCAGAGGTTGATAGACATTTAATAGTATTAGGCGCAGACCCTATGAGTGGATCTTCTCGTAGTGGAGCGAGTGATCCAATGCTTATTGCCTTTTCAGATCAAGAAAATGAACTTGAATTTGAACCTCTTATAACCAACAGCGCTGGATCTTTACGTTTGTCTAGTGGGTCAAAAATAGTTGGCGCCGTTAAATCTAGACAAGAAATAGTTGTATTTACTGATACGTCAGTTTATAGCATGCAATTTGTAGGTCCTCCTTACACTTTTGCTGTTAATTTAATTAATGAAGCGACAGGATTAATTGGGCCTAAAGCAGCAGTAACATCAGATATGGGTATATATTTTATGAGCTTTGGAAGCTTTTATTTATATAATGGCAGCGTTCAAAAGATGCCTTGTTCGGTATCAAGTTATGTTTTTTCTGATATAAATGTTGGACAAGCTTATAAAATACACGCATTTACAAACAGCGAAAATAATGAAGTTGGCTGGTTCTACCCTTCTAGTTCTTCAAGTGAAATAGATCGTTACGTTATCTACAACACACAAGAGCAAGTTTGGTATTACGGAAATTTAGAAAGACACGCTTGGTTAGATTCTGGAGTTGTTAATTATCCTCAAGCAACTAAAGATAATTATTTATACCAGCATGAAATAGGGTATGACGATGACGGTAGCGCTATGACTGGAGTGTTTATAGAATCTAGTGATTTTGATATAGGTGATGGCAACCAATTTACTTCCATATCTTCTGTAATTCCTGATATAAATTTTTTACAAGATAGCAACTCTGGATCAATTAATATTGTTACTAAAGTAAGGAATTTCCCAGGGGAATCCTTAACCACTAAAGCCACTTCTGAAATTAGTTCTTCTACAACAAAAGCAGATGTAAGAGCTAGGGGTAGACAAGCAGTTATTAGAGTAGAATCTAACGATGACCAGTCTGGCGATGGTAATGTTTCTTTAGGGTGGAGATTGGGCGCTACTCGCTTAGACGTAAAAGCTGATGGCAGAAGATGAGCAAATTATTAGAAACTCGTTTACCGATTGAATCAAATCAATTTGTAAATAGAGACATTTACAATCGTTTAGTTAGAATATTAGAAATAAATCTTGGTGCATTTGATCCCGACACCACGCCTCAATATAACGACCAACAAATCAGCACTTTAGGTTTTTCTGAAGGTGATGTAATATGGAATACGTCTATTGGCGTTTTACAGGTTTATACAGGCGCTAAATGGGTACAGCTACATACTCCTGTAGATCCACAAGGGTACGAACTGCAAGCATCGTTAGGTTCTGTTTCTATTAAAACAAATGGAGACATGACAATAAATATTGGCGACTATACTTAAAAAATATGCAAGCAGTAAAAAAACAAATAGAACCAATTACTTTTGACGAACTACTGTCAGGCCAAGATTACCAAGTAAAAAACTTATTATTAACGCAACCTTCTGACTGGTTTATTGAAGAAGAAACATTTAAATCGGTTAAAGACTCTATATTTAATTTAAAAAAGTTTTATAAAAACAAAGGTTTACAAGATTTATCGCACCTTCCTATTAAAAATTTAATAAAAGAACCTGTTGCAGATGTTTATACGCTGCCTTTATTTTCAGATATTTTTTGCGATATTCTTAAAGATGAAATGACCAATATCCAAGCAACTTATAATTTTGTACCGAATCCAGATGAGGACAGTCATAGACAAATACCAGAAATTGTATTGCAAGAACTGGTACCTAATCTTTACATGTCCTTGATGACTGTTGTTTTTAGTATCTTCAACCCTATCTTTTTGGCTATATGGGGGCGCCACGTTACTGGAGGCGGTATTCAAATAGCAAATTACAACTTAAAAGACAAAAAACAAGGGGCGTGGCATCACGATTCTAGCGCTGATATAAGTGTGGTAGTACCTTTAAATACAGGAGAATATGAAGGAGGAGGTACGGAATTTGCAGGACGAGGTATTGTAGATCCTATACCTACAGGACACGCTTTGATGTTTCCTAGCTTCACTCACATGCACCGAGGTTTAGCCGTTGAATCAGGAAATAGATACTTATTGGTATTTTGGCTAACCTGTAAACAATCTTTAGAAGATAAAGAATATGCAATAAACTTTGAAATGTAATTAACAGAATGTAAGATTAGAGGTAAAATCGAGAAATATATGAACAGAATAGATACAAACAAGACAGGCCTAGCTTCTTTGGGTAGAGACGAAGATCAGTTTCTAGCTCACGTTGCTTTGGGCGAACGTGTCGTACCACCCGTAATATCAGCCTCTACGCAAGCGCGTATTAACCAAGAGATGAGGGCCGCTGGCCTTGATCCAAATGAATATTCAGTAGGTTCGGGCATGTCCATCAACCCAATAACAGGACTACCTGAGTTTGGGTTTTTTAAGAAAGCTTTTAAATCACTTAAAAAGGTAGCTAAAAAAGTAGCGCCAATTGCGATGTTAGTACCTGGAGTTGGTACTGCTTTAGGAGGGATGCTTGGCGGGCTAGGAGGGGGTTTAGGAAGTTTAGTAAGTAGTATCCCAGGCGTGGGTAGCACTTTAGCTAAAGCTGGAAAATTCTTTAATCCAATCAAGGGCGCTACAGGAATGTTTGGCGGAACTATAGGCCCAACCATCAGAAAGGGTATAGGCAGTTTATTTAGCGGAGGTATGGGCGGAGGTGCTTCTGAATACACTCCAATGTCAGACACTATGGATGGACCTATTACTGGATATATGAACGCAGATGGCAACGTGATTTCAGTAGACCAATATAATCAAATGGCATCAAATACAGGAAGTTTTTTTGGTAGAGAAACACCTGGATTTATTAAAGGAATTGAAGATACTTTAAAAGGACAAACAGGACCAACTTCTAATAGTTTATTTGCAGGCGGCGGTCTTGGCGGCGGTATGGGCGGTATGGGCGGATTAGGATTAATGGGGCTGCTTGGTAAAGCTGTATATGACGATACGAAAAGCAGAGCTGGTGGATTAGCTCAAACTCCACAAGTAATGATGGATCAATTAGGGAGATACCAACTATCAAAAGAATTAGGAACAGGCGGGACCAGAGGTGAATTTGGATTGGCCCCCAAACCTACTGTTTTAAATGTAGCGGGCGGAGGTCCAATAGACAACAGAATGTATTACGCAAAAGGTGGCGTAGCTGAAATAGACATGCGTGACGGTGGTGAATCAGAAGGTCCTGGAACGGGTACTTCAGATGATATACCAGCGATGTTAAGCGACGGTGAATTTGTAATGACGGCAGCAGCTACTAAAGGGGCGGGTGCTTTTGACGTTAATAAAACCAAATCAGGAATAGAATTAATCTCAGGTGGTAAAGCATCAAGAGAAAAGGGCGTGGAAAACATGCGCGAGTTAATGAACATATTTGAGGCAATATAATGGCTGCACCATTACCAATTAATCCAATAACTACAGGTATAAATAGAGAAGAAACAATATCTGATCCTTATGTACGTGAAGCTTATTTTGGTTCACCAGACACTCCAGGAATAATATCTCAAGCTATTAGCGCAGCTAATAGATCTTACGGACAACCAGCAATAATGAGGCAGACCGCAGGTTTGTCGCCATTAGAAATAGCTGCGATGCAAGGTGCTTACGGAGGGATTGGTTCTTACCAACCTTATCTAGATACTAATTTATTTGGGTTACAAGAAGGGATTGGCATGTCACGTAGAGCTGGTGAACTGGCTCAACCATACTTTGCTGGAGAGCAAGACTATTTAGGAGCAGCAACTGACGTTGCTAGGCAAGCTGCTGGTATGCAGTTTGATCCCAACCTTACCAAACAATTTTACGACCCGTTTGAAGATAGAGTCGTACAACAAACAATAGATGACGTATTTAAACAAAGTGATATACAAGACGTAGCGCAACGAGCTAGAGACATACAATCAGGCGGAGAGTCAGCATTTGGTTCTAGAGCCAGACTAACTGCTGATGAAAGAAGAGCATCTTTAGGCAGAGGACTGGGAGAAGCTTTAGCTGGCATAAGAAGTGGAGGCTTTGGACAAGCCCAATCTACAGCTTTAGGTGAATTTGGTAGACAAGCTGGAGCAAGAGAAAGATTAGCAGGTAATTTAGCTGGATTTGGAACTCAATTAGGAAATATAGGCGGACGTAGAGCTGGTCTTGCCAGAACAATAGGTCAAGATGTAGCTGGGTATGGCGGACAAATAGGTAATCTTGGAGGTACAGCGTATAACTTAGGTGCAGCCCAAAGGGGCGAATTAGCTGGACTAGGTGCTACTGCAAGAGGTGTTAAAGACGTAGGACTTGGCAGAGAATACGAAAGAGCCGTACAAGATAGGTTTGCACCCACGCAAGCAGCTAGTTACGTACAAGGATTCTTACCTCAATACGTTTCAGGAGGAACCAGAGTGGGTACTACTTACGGCGCTCCAATTGATCCTTTAAGTCAAGGTTTAGGAACCTTTTTGAATACGTATGCAAGTTTTGCTAATCCGTACTCATCGCAGAATCCAACTACGCAAAATCCATATTCTCAAAATCCAACTACGCAAAATCCAACTACGTAATAAATATGAATGTACTTCAAAGAAAAATGTTTGCTAACGGGGATGTTGCCAATTCCCCTCTTGTTGACGTAACCGCACAAATAGCCAATTTGTCATTAAGTGGATTAGCACCTATAGAAATATTTGAATTATTACAAGCCGATTACGCATCCAAAGGTTTACAAATGCCATCAGATTTGGGGATGGCAACTATAGAAAGGATTGCGCAACAAGTTGGTGGAAAAGCAAAAACCGATCCTACGTTTGTAGGTCCAAATAGGCCATTAGATCCTAGTAGAATAGACCAAATAGGCGTTGCTCCTTTTAACGTGAATCCAGATATAGCACCTGATCGTTTACCACCAGCCGATCCTTCTCTTGATCCTAGACTTGGTACCTATACTCAACAAGGCGAAACTTTAAACCCCGCAAGCCAACCCCCCATTGATTTATCTTTAGATATAGATGAGTTGTTAGGCGGAACTGGATTAGTAGAAACTGGACTACCTGAAGTTGAAAGCAGAGAACTGGGACCAAATGAAATTAGATTAAGTGACGGTAGGATTGTTGATTTTACTCAGGGTATAAAAGATATACAAGAAGGTAGAGGAAAAGGATTACAGCTTTATCGTATTTTTAATTCACCCGATATAGAAAGAGGAGCTGGAGTAGATGAAGCTTTAAAACAATTTATCACAGATGACGAACCAGGTCTCCTTCGAGGTCTTAGCTGGCTTGGTACTGGCTGGGGAGGAGCGACGCTCGATGAAAGAAGAGGGACGGGATGGGGTCCTGAAGATTTCGGAAGCGGTATAGTTTCTGCGATTAAAGGGGGACTGGATGTTGGTAGAGAAACGCTTGAAAGAACAGCACCATTTTTAGTTGATATTTTTGGCGGGAAAAAAGCCGCAGATAAAACTAGAGAAATTTTTGAAGGAGAATTTGAAGAAGGGTATATAGCCAGGGGTGGATTTAGTCCTGAAGTAATTGATAATATCGTTTTACAGGCCGCAGGAACAGAAGAAGATTCTATAGCAAAAGATTTAACAGAAATTGATATTGTTGAAGAAGAACAAGTACCAACAGATGTCATTCCTCCAGAAGAATTTTTACCTACTGAAGAAGAACAAGCAGCGCAAGAAGAGGCAGAAAGACTAGAGGCTGAAGCGGCAGCAGCTGATGCGGCGGCCACTTCGGGTGATCCAGAAAGACAAGAAGTGCCTGGAGATGATAAAAAAGGTGCTGAAGGTGAAACTCTTCCTTCTGTACCTAAAACGCAAGAAACCACTTTTGCTGAATTTACACGTAGCCCCGACTTTATTAGATTTGTTAGAAACGTAGGTAAAGGTTTAGTCACTACTGGCGAAATGGGAAAAGGTATTGCTTTAGGTTCTGCGGCTGCGGCTGAAGAAAAGGCCGTTGAGGAAAGGGCAGAAAAAGAAAGACAAGCAGAATTACTGAAAGAAATGATGAAATCTGGAGGGTTAGATCTTAAAGACAGAAAAGACATACTCCAAGTTAGAACAGATATGAACGCTAGTGTAAGAGATTATAACAACGCCATTGCGGCTGAAGAATTAGCACGATCAGTTATAGATTTTGCACAAAATGCAGACCTCACTACTTTCGCAGCTAAAATTGGAGCTAAAGTTTCAGATCTACAAAAAGCATTTACAGGAAATCCTGGAGAGCTTTCAGATACTAAAAGAGCGCAAATAGCATTAGACATACTTACTAATAGGAACATTAAAGAAATATTAGGAGAGTCAGGAAGAACCATATCAAATATTGATAGGGATATAGCGCAACGAATAGTTGGTAACTTAAATTTAAGCACAATACAAAGTGTTGAGGAAGTAAGAAACAGATTGGAGGACAATATAAAAAGTATTGTTCAAAAGAAAAATGAAGCGCAAAGAAACATTAAAGCTTCAGTTATTTTCTTAGCCCCATACGGAAATGAAGCACCGTTAGATCAAGAGGTAGTTACAATATTTATGAGTGAATTGGGACAAACCTTACCTCAAGGTACCTCAACATCTTACACTCCCACTCCAGGTGTTACCTTTATAGACACGACAAAATAATGAAATACGACGTAAAGTTAGCAGAAGATGTAATTGTCAGGGTTGAAGCTAAGAATGAAGAAGAAGCTATCCAAAAAGCGAATGAAGAAGTAAATAAAAGAGTAGGGTCTGAAGCTTACGATAAACTTAATTTTGATTACGATACGGGTTTAAAGAATATGAAGCTTAGAGGTTTTCTAGGTTTAGCAGAAAAAAGAGATCAACGCGGTAGAGAGATAGAAAAAGAACAAGTTCTGCTTAATTATATTGGACCCGAAGGTTTTACTTACAATACTAAAGGCGAACTAGCAATTACTCCTGACGGGCAAAAAAGTTTAATAGAGCAAGGCTTATATGAGCAAGATGATTACACCGATAAAAACGTAGTTATAGATGAGACTGGATATGCTTCGGGCGATTTTGCTGATTTTTCTGGAGTAGTAGGTCCTGTATTCGGAGCTATAGCTACTCTTTCACCACACCTTAGAGCAGTAGGTCTATTAAAAAAATTAGTTCTTAATGAAAGATTGGCAAGGATGTTAGCTGCTGGTGCAGGTACTGCTTTGGGAAAGGGTGGAGAAGAAGCGTTTGAAACCCAACAAGAGGTGCAGCTACAGGACAGAGAGGAATTAGGAGACTTATTATGGAGAGAGTTTAAATGGGGTTTTGGAGGTCAAGGAGCTGGAGAATTAATAGGTACTGGCTTTCACGCTTTTTTCGGTAAGAAGGCCCCTGTTCCAGATATAAGAGACGCATACGTGGTCAGTAAAGGTTACGACATGGATGATGTGCTAAGACTCGACGAAAAACTTGGTAGGATGGCTAATGAAAAAGAAATAGCCAAAGCGGTCAAAAAAGGAGATGTTAAAGAATTAGGTTCCAAAGGCGCAGTCAGTCAACAGTTTTTAGGTAGAGCCATACCAGGAAGGATGCAAGGGATTGGTGAGACTATAGCTGGTAAGCAAGGTAGAGAAAGAGGTCTTATAAATTACAACATGGCAGCACTAGCAAAATTACAAGAAAAATTAGCAGCAAAAAGAGCCGCCGCAAAAGAATTTTCTAATTTTCAAGGAACGGGCGCTGCATCAGGTGAAATAAGGATAGCTAGAGATAAATTAAAATCAGCTGAAAAAGACGTATCAAACTACCTTAATAAAATGATGGGAGATCTATCTTCTGAGACAGGGAGCTTTGGTCCTATTATGGAAGCAATGGACAGCGCTGCTTTAGGTAAGAGTGTGCAAGACACAATGAAAAACTCTTATAAATCAATGATAAATAATTTCAGAGCAGATTACGATGATGCCTTTAGCGCAATTAGAAATTTTGAAATAAATCAAGGTTTTGAAGGAAGAATAAAAGCCGACTTGACAGGTGTAGGTAAATACATAGACGATGTATTGAAGAGTAAAAGTCCGCTGCTTAAATATAGACAAGACGACACTGATCTTGGTGTTTTGCAAGGTTTAAGTAAAGAGATTCAAAAAGGAGCATACAAAGACGGTGCAACATTAAGTGATTTAATTGAGATACGTTCTGCTTTAATTGATACTCAATTAGCTAGTGGGTTAGTAAGTGGGAAAACGGGCGAATTTTTGAGTGCAGTTTTAAAAAAAGTAGATGATATTATTACAGATGCACCAAATAAACTTTTATACGAGGGTAGGCTTTTAGCCACTCCGCAACAAAGCGTATTAAAACAAACGGTTGAAAGACTAAGAAATATAAATGCTCAATATTTTAAAGATATGGAACCTTTTAATAATCAAATTACTCAAAAAATAATAACAGATTCACAACGAAACGCAGTTCTTGCTCCAGATGTTTATAGACACATACTGACAAAAAATGATGCCACTGGTATGCAAAATGTTCTAAATGCTTTAACAAGAGGCGGTTTACGTCAGGGGCAAGCAGGGCCTCCTGTTCAAATTGTAAAAGCTGAAAAATTAAAAACAGAATTAACGAGAAGGCTTTTCAAGGACGCTGTTGATACAGCAACTGATCCTGTTACTGGTGTTTTTAATCCTTCAAAATACGTAAAGAATATTACTCAATATGGATCTACATTAAGACCATTGCTGGGCCAAAATTACGAAAAGATGATGTCTGTTTTAAATCAATTTAATAAATACAGTCCTAAATTAAGACCAGAAGAAGTAGCAAAATTAGCCGACGACATAAGATTAAATGCTGGTGGGGAATTTGGACCTGGATTTAATAGTTTTTTAGAAACTTTAGAAACCAAAGCAAAAGCAAGTGATGAATTGCTTAGATTTGAGCAATCAAAAATTTTAACCAACGTAGAAAACGCTACGCCAGAAACAATAGCTCAAGTTGTATTTAGGCCCAACAGCGCGGCTTCCATTAATCAAGTTAAAAATCAAGTGACTGAAGAAGCTTTTTTAAATGTGCAAGATGAAGCATTAGAGCAATTGATTAAGAAAGGAGTTACGCCAGGAGGGTCAGACTTAACAGAAATATTTAAACCTGGTAACTTTCAAAGGGCTTTAGATTCTTACGGAGATGAAACACTAGAGGCGATGTTTGGTAAAGATTTAAAAATGGCCCTTAAAGGATTTGCAAGAGCGATGAATGTTACAGTATCAGGAGCTGAAAAAACTGGAGCTGGTTCAATTGTAGCAGGAACGCTTGCCGCAGGTTTCTTTAACTTAAACCTATTACCTACAGTTGCGACATTAACAATCTATAAAACACTGTTTGCTAATCCAAGAATAGTAAGCTTGATGTCTAGAACAGATAAAACTGCGATGGGTGAAGTTTTAGACGCAGTAGAAAAAGCAATTAGACTGGGTGGCTTTTCAACTTTAGGCAGAAGCACTGCTGAAGGAGCAGAAGATGTTGAAAGAAATCTAAGAGATTCTGGGGTTATAGAGCAAGTTCCTAATCTCAGAGAACAAACAAAACAGATAATAGATCAAGTAGCCAAACCAATTAGTAGAGGTTTAGAAATACCAAAAGTCCAACCAATAGCACTTACGCAACCTAATCAAATGCCCATAAGCAGAAGTTTGTTGGGTGGATCTATAGCTAACGAAGATATAGCTGCTAGACGAGCTGGTATAGCTGGTTTAGTTTAAGTAAGTCCCAATTCTTCCCGATCAAACCCTAACGGGTGTTCAGATAAACAAACCAATTCCTCTTTACTTAAATGTACGTACGGTTCTGAATCTTCTGGCAATTGCGGTTCTGCTATCGTACCGAAACGCACATCGTAGATTTTGTCTTTATCCCAAGTGTGTGAATACACACTATCAGTCATTGCAAATACTAAAACAAATGGCCTATTAGTTGCCAAAGATAACGCAGCTCCCATTCGTAATTTAGAAGCACTTAATAACAAGGTATCGTATTTATCTATACCAAAACTACGGCATTTAACTTCTAGCCAGAAAGAACTTTCTTGGCTTTCACACCAATAATCTAAGCCGTAACTAACTGGTAACTTATGACATCTTACGCCCCATAATCCTTCTATAAATCCAGCGACGCGCTCCTCGCGCTTTTGATCGCTGATCGTTTCCATCTTCGGTTTCGCGTTCATAAATAACTCCTTCATATATGTGTTTATATATACGATGTAAAAAGATAAATGGCGCTAAAATTACACTGGCTGTTAAAATTGTTAATAGCATTAACATATAAAACCAAATAGATGCCATTTCATAAATCATTCTTTTTGTCTCTTTAGTCATCGAAAAAATTAGGATCTATAGCGACTATTCTTTTCATAGGTCGCCCTGTTGCTTTTACTCGTACGTCTTTTTCTTGTATCTCTCCAGCGTTCATCAAACGATTAATTATTTCTTTTACTTCAAAAGATTTCATTGATCTAAACAATTCTCGCCTGTCTATATCACGACGACTAATACCCATTTCTCCTTGCGTCCTGATAAAACTCAACACCTGTTTAATACGGCTTTCCATTTCAGACCCAGCCACTTTATCTTCACACGTAGCTACCATTACCTGATCGTAGTAATAAACATAATCTATTGCCCATTGGGTTATATCACCTTTAATTACATTGGTATATGGATTCTCTGCTACTGCGCATATTAAAGCTAAACGCATGGCCTTCTCTCTGGTTCTAGACAGTAATACTTCTAAACCGTCTTTTTCTAATTTATTTTGTTGATCGACCAATTCATAAGCAAGTTTATTAAGTAGATCCTTAGAATGGTCATCAAATTTTACTAATCGTTGTTTAAAATCTACCTCTGAATTATCCCTAGCAATCTGCTCAATTTCATTTTTGGTTTCTCTAACTTTACGAACCCACTCGCATATAGCGTGAGAAGGCTCTACGAAAGGGACCATTCGGCTAACGCTTCTGGGTAATTTAGATTCAACCACTATAAAACGATTTAAAAATCCGTCCACGATACGTCCTGTTGATAAAGCTCCGTAAAAGTTTCTTGGTACAGACATACCGACCAACGTTATAGCTGGTTTGATTGTAGAGCGATCTAGGGCCTCCTGTTGCTGTTTTTGAGTCAAAGTCATCATAGAGTAGTTATCTGGCCTAATCGTTCCATGACAACGCCCCCACGTCTCCATAAGGACCTGTATAGCGTCCTCTTTATTTGAATTGGTTGATTTTGATATAGACTCTAGCCTTTTACCAAATTCGTCCATTACGGTCACGTGTGTAGGTTTATGACGCAATAAACTATATACGGCACCACTTGAGGTGTATCCGTCACCAGCCATTATGTCAGCGTACCCAGCTCCGTCTAAAACAGATTCCATTACTGTCTTTACGTTTTCCTTGCCTTGCCCTGATTTTGCAATACACATAAAGAACATAGAACTAAAATTATTCATATCCGTTCTATACATTCTTCCAAGCGCTACTGAACCGAGCGCAAGTGATGTTTGCATGGATAAAGCTGGTTGCGGTATCTGCGCTATTTTTTCCGAATAGTCATACACATCTTTAATAATGCCTGGAGGGTTGTATAAATCGGTTGGTTCTTTCACGTTGTAAGTGCGTTGTATAAAAGCTGGAGCCTGTTGGTTCTTTCTTTCGTGTGTTTTTAATATAGAGTTAACTGTAGTAGATATTTCCGATCTTGGTAAGGGGGGTTTGTTCTGTTGATTCCAAGATTGAACAAAAAATTCCACCATTTCTATACTGACGTTCTTAGCTATTAGATTCCCAGCTAACCTTGCCGCGCTATCGTTACGGCTTCCTTGTACTACACCTTCTATTGAGAAAGGTGATGTAATTGATTTGCCGTTAACTTTGTCAACGCCCGTAATCATCACCCAATGTTCTTTTGTTAAGTCAGGCAAATCGCTGGTGTCATGCCAATCCCACCCGTCTAAAAATTTTGGTTCGTATATGGCCCCAGTTGCGTGAATGTTATAAGGAGCAATAATTAATCCACCCACTCCTCTTATATCAATAAGTTTTGCGGGATCTGACGTGTCTGTTCTTCTCGCTACGTAAGTAGTGTAGTTCTCTGGGTTGTTATAGTAGTAGTGCATCCCCTTGCCTGTAACTACTTTGCAAGGAGTGTTTGGTAAATTCTTTTCTGCCCATATACAGGCTTCTGGTGTGTCTGCGTCAACCACTATGAATTTACCGCAGATTAAAGCTACGACTAAATCATCGCGGTTCTTAAACCACCGAGTTATTTCTTCCGTCGTCGGTTGTCGCTCTTTGTATTGTTGCCACCCCCCGAGTTCTTTGGGTGGTACTTTATTATGTCTTAATAATGGTACTGGCGTGTAGCCACTTTCCGCGTAAGCAAGAGCAAGCTCCAACGCAGAATCCTGCGCAGATGCTTTGACGTCTAACACTATTCAACCGCTTTCTCATCAGCCTCTTCAATCGAGCCGAATATTGCTTCAAAATCTAGTTTTCCGTTAGAGGCTTTAATTATTTTTTTAGCCTGTTCAATAGAGGGTTGTCTATTGCCATACCTCCAGGCTTTTGCTGCATGTGTAGAGCAGCCAAATAATTCTGCGGCTGGTTCTATCCCTATAAATTCAATATACTGTTTTAGTGTTATTCGTTCCACTTCACGCTCCTTATATTCTGGTTCCAGTCCTTCTTGGTATAAAGTCATCAGGTCCTTCTCCAATAGTTGTTGTTGACGATAAAGATAATTTATCTTCCATTGGTTCTTGTTTTTTGCTTTGTTCATGTTTACAATACGTATTAATTAAGTTTTCAACACATTGTAAACGAAAACTTTTTTATTAACAACTTTTGGAGAAAGTAATATGAACGATAGTATAAAAGATCGTATTAAAACCCCAAACCAACTTGTAGAACAGCAAGGCGCGAAGCTGTTGGTCTACGGTGAAAGTGGTGCGGGTAAAACTACACTCTGTCAAACGGCACCTGGTAAAACATTGGTCGTTAGTATGGAGAGTGGTTTACTTTCTATTAAAGATGCTCCTGACCTTGATGCTATTGAGGTTAAGGAAGCTTCTGAAATAGAAGAAATTGCTTCGCTCTTAGAGAATAAAACTTTGAACTATGAAACTGTTTGCTTAGATAGTGTGACAGAAATGGCCGAAATTTTATTGTCGCAAGAGAAGGCAAAAAGCAAAGATCCTAGACGTGCGTACGGAGAGGTCATCGAAGTGATGATTAAAACGATGCGTAGATTTAGGGACCTTCCGATGCACGTGGTATTTATCGCTAAACAAAGTAGGGAACGCGATGAATCTTCGGGCATGTTTCATTATCAGCCGATGATGGTTGGCGCTAAACTGCCAACGCAAATACCATACTTCTTTGATGAGGTATTGGTCTTGCGTACATTTGACGATGAAAATGAAGAAGGTAAAACCGTAACCTCTCGTTGGTTACAAACGAGAATTGGTCAAAATTACATTGCCAAAGATCGTAGCGGTAAGTTAGAAGAGTTTGAATCCCCTGATCTAACTACTATTATTAATAAACTTGGATTTGCGGAGGTGCAGACAAATGAGTGATTTTGATGGATTTGATTTTAATATAGATGATGCGGGTAGTGACAATACCGCAATTCCAAAAGGTGACTATCCTTGTGTAGTTACTACGTGCGAGAAAAAGAAATCTCAAGCGGGTAACGACATGATATGGCTTGAAGTAGAAATAACTGGCGACAATTACGCGGGTTGGATCTTGCGTAAGCCATTCATGCTTTGGGCGGAAAACCAAGAGCATTTAGGATACGCTAAAGCGGATTGGGCCAGATTATGCAAAGCGTTAGGCTTTGGTAACGACAATCCTCCAAAAAGTGCGCACGATTTACACCAGAAGGCGTTTATTGTGTCGGTTGCGGTAGAAGAAGCAGAAGAAGGTTCTGATTACGGTGATAGCAATAGAATCGTAGGATTTAAACCTTTGGAAAAAGCGGCAGCTCCAAAAGCAGCTGATCTTCCTCCAAGTATGGGCGAGTCTAAGGATTCTTCCAAAAGTGATGCGTCTGCCCCCAGCAAACCTTCACTTTAAAAACATCGGCTACGCTAGGAGTCGTCCAGAGCGCAACGCTCAACCTAGCACTTTCCTTTAAGAGTATGATTTCCAGTTAGTTTTCAGAACGGATAACCAATCGTCTATAGCCATAATTGCTATGGCTTGATTGTCTTTAACCCACTCGGTATTTATTGCGTATAAAGGAATACATACACGAATGGGACGACGATTAAATTTGAATATAAGTACAGGTATATTATCTTCGCTGGCCTTACACACCTGGTCCCACCAAGCAGATTTTAGCCAATCTCCCTCTTTGTAGAACTTACATTCTATTGAATGGTGTGGTATTTGTAGATCGCAAAGATCTTTCTGTTGGTATTGGTCTAGGTTGCGTTTAGTTTGGTAATCTATCCCTTCCTCTATAAAGAAGTTATTGAGTATACGTACAACGTCTCTTTCAAACTGAGCGCCTTTGTTTCTGGAATTTATTTTAGCCATTAACTTGCTTTCTTTCTTGTTTATTAATTCTTTCGTCTATATCCATAACATAATCTTTTGTTACAGTACCTATTTCTTTGTTGCCTCTCCAGTGAGATCTGCGCCACACAAAACCGTCAGTTGAATTTTCACTATGCGATCTCATTAAATGACCACGCACCAAATGATGACGTTTTTTATGTGTACTAGCGTCTGCTTCTTTACTAACATCATCTGGCACATTTATTGTTACTACGTAATGCTCAAAAGCTGGACGCCAGCCAGGACGGCTCTTGTAAGGATTGTCTTTGTTGTATGGTGTTTTGTTAGGTTGCATACCGTCTTTTTTTAGCATGTTTACACAAAACTCTTTAAAATCTGGGTGCGTTAATACAGATATATGCACCAAAGTTTGTAATGCAGCTCGCCACAAATTGTTTCTTGGGGGAACATAAGATTCTTCTTCCATTTTCCACCTTTTGTTCATTCTCTTCCAAAGTTTATCCTTTAACGTTTCTTTCTCAGTATGGTCCCACTGCAAATAATTGCCCTCAATGGGTTTACTGCTGTATGGAAAAACCATTGCGCTAAACAAACCATAATCTTTTTCGTTAATAAATTGCTGGACATCTTCTATGATTACAGGTGTGCAATTTTGTGTTTCTTTAATAGTGAGGCCACAAGGAAACACAAGATTTGTAGGATAATGCGCTGTTGTGGGTCTGGTCATAGTTTCCAAAGTTTTTCTCTTAAAACGCTTTGGTTTATATATCTCTTCTTTAGACATATTGTGTGCGAACGTCACTCTGCAAACCAAAACCGATTCTGTTTTCCAATTTTTGATTTGCTTCAATAATTTTCGTAAACCTACATCGGTAGCAAACAAGCCGCTTTTTTTATTCGCTTTTTTTACATCTTTAATGAATTGATCTGTTTTGTGTTCTTGTACCGACATAATTGTGGTGGCACCCCCCCTATCAGATATAAGTAAAGTTTTTTCGTGCGGCACTCGTATATGGAGATCTCCGAAAAATTCATTCAATATTTGTTTGGGTGGCAAAATCTCATGCAACAAAGTTGCTTTAAATTGAAACTTCAAAGAATCCATCCACAAATCATATTCTTGTTTGCAAAGTTTTTGGTAAATGTCCAAAAGTCTTGCATCATACTCAGTGGCTTGTTCACGATAACGCATAACGCCTGGCAAGTTTATACCAAGCATTTTTGCTTCGGATAAAGGACCTGTGTTTTGGTTATGAGTCTTTAAATTAAAATCCAAAAAACTGTGTGCCTGGTAAAAAGCCCCACACAATCGGTCCTCATTTTTCAATCTGGCCATTATTCTTCTAATTCAAGCGTAACGATATTCGGACTGTTATGAATGGTAGGTTTAGTTCCTTTAAGGTATTTCTTATAAGACTCCAACATATCCTTCATATCTAACCAGGCTTTGTCCATTTGCTTATCGGTTATCTTAAATATCTTGCTTGCGTAAGGTTCTTTCTTTTCTTGCGCAACGAATACAAACTCTTTAACTCTGTAACCCGCAGCTTCTAATCCTCTTCTATACCAAGCGGCTTGTTGCGCGTATCCGTATTTCAGTACGGATTCTAAGAATGATTCAGGACTGCAACTGTAAGTGGTCTTGTAATCCACCGCTACAATCTCAAAATCCTGATGTGGTCCTTGCGGATTGCATATAACGTCAGGTCTACACTTACAAAGCACGTCGTCCTCATACCAATAAAAAGACGCTTCCGCTATCTTGCCCTCACCGTTCAAATACATATCCGCTTCTGGGATGATATTGGATGCCATACCTTCTATAGACAGGTAATCCTTTTCATTAATAACTACCAGCCCGCGATCTATAAAGTCTTGTTTTAAATCCTTACTTACTTTGGTGTAGGGAGATCCAACGATCACGCCTACGTTGTCATTAAATACGGCCTCGCCTTCTACTAACATGTAGTGGGCAGCAGTACCAAAGTTCATTGCGGGGGTGGTTTCTTGTTCCGTTTCAACGGCGTGTATTTGCGATTCGCCAAACTTACGTACAAAACTAGAGCTGATGCCCAGTTCTGAATGATATAGTTCGTTTGGTATTTCTCTAATAACAATCGCGTCACCCTTCTCTATAGGGTCGTATTCTAGTAATTCTGGTATTTGTTTCATTTTTTTTCTCCAATTAATTCTTCATAAAAATAATCAATCATATAAGAAAGCAAAACTCCTTCTGCCAATTTATAAGTCTTAGACATTTCTTTTAATTTATCTTGATATTCTTGATTGGCTCTAGCAGTTATTCTTGTATCTTTTTTTGCTTGCAAATATTTATCTTTAGGTAAATTAATTTCCTTCACCGTCCTTGTCCTCTATATATAGATTTGCCGCGCATACGGCGTTTACTTTTGTTCATCGTACTGGTCCCAAGATTCTTGATACCGATAGAGGTACGTTTACCTCTTGATCCAGCGTTAGATTGTCGTTCTATTTGAGTTTTACCTGTTCTCATATTTTCTCCTATTAAAATGGTACATCGTCATCTTCATCCCAATCTTTTTTTCTATAAACTTTTTTAGTCTTGGATTGTTCTTGTTTAAGTTGGAACTCTTGTTGCATCTTAAAATAATCTTGAACGGCGTCTTTAGATTCATCGTCCTCATATTCTAACAGAGTGGTCTGCACGATCTTGTCGCTAAGTAAAGGCTCGGGCCAATAGCCGATATAGTTTTTTAGATCCGTTAAGTTTTCTGTTATTGATCTGCGCGGGTCGTATTTTGGTTTGCCTATAGCTTCCCAGTATTCTTTGACCGCTTTGATTTCTTTGTTGTTGCCCATAAAGGTTAGATCAAATTCAGTTTTGTCGTAAGGCAAATACATGAAGGACCCGTCTTTCTTCTTAAATGGGTAGCAACGTAAAGGTTTACCTATTGTCATTTTTAAGTACCTCTTTATAAGCCTCTTGAAATACTTGAGGATGATGTTGGCAAATATAAGTCATCGCTTCTGCGACCCTTCCCATTGCTAAAATGTCCTCTAAAAGCAGTATCATATTGTCTGGACCAAAGTTATTCAGTCGTTGTTTTGCTTCTGGTTTTAGAGTGCTGTCTATTAAGTTTTTAAGTTTTGTCATATCTTTCTCCAAAAAGTTGAAATGTAATAATACAAAATAAGTTTACACTTGTAAACAAATTAGTATATACTTATTGTAAATTACTTAGGAGAAAGTGAAATGGCAAAGACAAAAATAGTTAAAAAAGAAATAGATGCAGAAGAAAATATTGCAGAAGAAATACACAATCAACTTTGGTTTGATTTGTTAGAAGTAACGGAAAAAGCACAGGAACTTGGTGTACCTCACGTAGTACATTTAGGTACACAGTTCTTTACACGCATGGCCCTTGATTGCGCGCCTAACGAGGTTGAAGCGTTAGGTATAGTAATGGAAGCCATTAAGGTTACAAAATCTACTGATGAGCTGGATGAGTTAGAGGGTGTGTGGGATGAGTAGTCAGTACAAACCAAAAGAATACGAAGGCTATCACGAAATTTTAGCAGAAGTTAAAGCTATTGTTAGACGCATAGCGCCCGATTGGGCCGCTTCAGCTATCGTACAAGAGATAGATGACCTGGAGACTACGATAGATGAAATGTATTCAGGGAGAGCTGATATGGCCGAAATGGAAGAAAGTTTTGACCCTGAAGGTTGGAGGAAAGGAACCGTTTGGCATAAAGATAATGAATAACTTTTATATAAAGACGGACCTTCACGCCGATATGGTGGAGTATCGTTATAACCCTAAAGTTACACACGAAGCTTATAATTGGAAAAATTGGATCCCCAAAGTAACTGACATACAAGTGGTTACAGATTTGCCAAAGGAAGTTAAAATGGCAGTAAGGCGTGAGATATACGAAGATATACTAGCGTCAGAACAACGGGGGGAAACCAAATGAATGACGAAGCTAAGATCGTAGAAATAATACGATTGTACGGGGAGTTGGATAAGGATAATAAAACTTACATCGCTAATTTTTTAGCCGATAAACAAAAAGATGAAGGAACAAAAGGAGAGGATTGAGTATAAGTGGGTGGTCCAAAATGGCGTTAACAAAGGTAAGCGTTACAAAAAATACACTCGGATTGAAACGACTCGAGAGAGGTAATACATACGACTTCTATAATATAATAGATATGCAGTTGCACTCTTTCTCCGTAAGAAAGTAAAACAAATGGCTCGAGGTACAGTCAGCAACGAAGTACCTCACCTTATTTAATATGTTAAAAGCAGACGGATTTGACGAAGCAATCATAGGAGTAACCTACGATATGGTGGTCCAGAAGGAGCGCCTTATTTATTCTGTCGATAAATGCGTCGAAATATTAGTTAAAAGAGACGAAATGACTTCAGAAGAAGCGATTGAGTATATGGACTTTAACGTACTTGGCGCTTATATAGGCAAAGATCAACCCGTTTTTTTAAGCGAATATGAGGAATAATCGGCTATACTGTCGGTATGTCGCATTTAAAAGTAGTAGAAATAAACAAATACAAGCGCAACCCTAGTCATATTGAAGGTAAGCAACGCCTGGATACATTGTTTGACGACTTTGTAATCAGGGGAGCTAAACCTAATATGGTGGCCGAAATGATAATGGCGTACGGGATCTGCGAAATAATAAACAATTCCGCCAGAATGGAAGAGGGCCTTGATTCGATCAGTCGTTTGCTCTCAGAAAGCTTTGGTCTAGATATAGAGAGAAATGAGCATTTTGATCTAGATTTAGGGGGTTTTGTCAAAAAGGATGATGATGAATGACAAAACTATTGGCTTGAAACCCTTTCACCTAGCACTTTTGGCGTTTTGGCAGTTTTGTCAGGGTTTGGGGTTTCCTGTAAAAACATGGGTACAAATAGTAGAAAACTATAGGGGGGTGTAAGAGAATGTATGACAAAAGGGGGTATATATTAAAAAATAAATATAAATACTCTTCTGAAAACCCTTATCTTACAGGATTTCTTAGAAAAATTAGTTTTGTCAGGAATAGTGTGACAAAACTCTGACAAAACTCTAAAATATGACAAAACTAAAAGAAAGAATAAGAAAAGAATTAGATGAAAAAACTATAGAATTATTAGAGAGTGAATTTATTGTTAAACTAGCGGAAGCATTTCCAGGAGCGAAAGTAGTATATGCCAAGAGACATGAACATACGAAAGTCGGTAACGATTGATAAAACATTAGAAGATACAGAAGATATGCCTATTGAATATCTAAACCACGACGAAAAACAATTAACGAAAAGACAACGATTGCTAGTCTGGAACGCAGTCAACGATCCACAGTTGACGTTTGCAGAAGCGGCCAAGAAAGCAGGGTATAAGAATCCAGTCGTCGTCGGGAGACTGATGCGTAAGAATGAAGAAAGTAAATACGCTCACGTTCGTCGGGAGTATGAACGCTTGATGTCGGAAGCTAAGAAGAAGTTTGAACTCACGCATGAGCGTGCAGTTGAAGATCTGTATAAGCTAAGAGATGATGCTTGGGGTCGGGGAGCTTTTAACGCAGCTATACAGGCTCAAGGATTGTTGCTTAAAGTCGGAGGACTTATCGTTGATCGTCGGGAAGTATTGCACGGGAAGATAGATCAGATGAGTCGGGAAGAAGTAGAGAGGAGACTCCAGGACTTATTAGGATCTAAGTCGGGTATAACTATTGAGAACAAGTCGGAGACTAAAGCTATAGAGAGTAAGTAGTCGGGAGTTATTAGCTTTTCTCCTGTAAATTAATTATCGATTCAAAATAAATCTCAAATTCTTTGCGGTCTTTCAAACAAGGATTTCTTATTTGTAAATATTTGCCATTGTTTTTGATTACAATTTCATATTCTTTCTTATTGTATTTGAATAAAAAAGTAAGATTTTTTCCTTCTTCAACTTCGCGTAAACTCATTCTAGACACTCCTAATACATTTACTGTATTCATCATTAACATCTGCAAAGGTGAATCTATATCCACACTTTCTGCATCTCGCTCCATTCTTGCCTGTTGCTAATCCCCAATACTCTGTATCGCATTTAGGACAAAATAACGCTTTAGCCATTAGCTTTTCTCCTGATTAAGATGTCTCTCTTTCTTTTTAGCGTAGTCATTCCAGCTTTTACCATACTTATTAGACATAAACTGATAAAATTCTTTGTCGCTTTCTTTACTTTTCTCTCTTTCTGTTTCTTTGTATTTTTGTAGGTAAACAATAAGATCATCTATATTTTTTTCCCAATCCTTTGAATATTCAGAATTGTAATCATTATTGCTTAAATCTATTTTGTATTGATCTT